GCCTCCAACGGCTGATTTCACCTTAGCGCACTTTTCGGCGCTTGTGGGGGATTTGCAGCCTTACGACTTTTCGCACCATTCGAGCCGGGATGAATAGCACGTTGTCTACGCCTTTGTCATCGGTCAGCGACTGGGCCAGTATCAGGTGCCTGGCGTTGCGTTTAGAGAGCAGCCAGCCCACTGACTGCACGACGCACGGCTCGTCGGTGAGGTCTGCCAGCTCATGCCATTCGTCGTTGTCAATGGTGTGGGCGTCATGCCAGGTGACCAGCACGAGAGGGTGCTCTAGTCGAGCCATACCACGTACTCCGCCGCCACCCGGCCTTTGTCTGGATCGATGAAGTGCAGGCGCTGTGACGGTATGCTTGTAGCTGCTACAAATTCGCGCGCGTATTCGTTGTGCGATTCGGGTGAGCCGGTGACAAAGATGCGGCCGCCATTGCCCATTGTGAGGCTCATTGGCGTGTGCCAGTGGCCCATGTAGCAATCATTGAAGGCTGGGATGACGCCTGATGCCCAGGCGTTGACTTTGCGCAGGATGCCGAAGGCTGGCGTGTTGCCGCCAAAGCTCTTGATTTCGTCACCGTGTACGAGCAGGCCGCGATACGTGCCAATGTCAAACAGCTGGAACCAGTTGTCTGATGCCTGCCACTCTTTGACCAAATAGCCGACTTGGTTGCGCGCGATTTGGTAGGCCATACGGTCAATGTTGTCGCTGGCTGCCATGTCGCCTCGGCGCCCGATGCGGCCGTGATTGCCGTACTCGCATACGACGCGCACTGTCTTGAAATTTTGCGACAGATTGATTACGACGCTTGTGATGATTTGCGACACTTCGAATAGCTGCTCGTAAAGCAATGCATCCACTTCATAGGCCTGCCCTGGAAAGATGCCAAGGCCCTCAACCATGTCGCCACCAAGCAGTAGCACGGCTTCGTTGACCGGGTGATGTTTGCGTTGAATCTCGGTAATGGCAATTGATTTGTCTACGAATCGCTCGATGCGTTTGCGGCACGTTTCTTTGTCATAACTGACTGTTTTCTTGCCGAGCTGCCAGTCGGTGCAGTGGAGTAGGGCGACTTCGGGTTTGCCCTTGCGTGTGTCTTTTGCTGGCGGTTTGATTTTGACTGGAGGTGTTGCCAGGGCTGCGTCTTTGGCGGCCTGGTACACCGCAGCGACAAGTTCGCCGGTCTTGTGCTTCAGTCTGATGTTGAGCTCATTGGAGCGCTTGAGTGCCTGACGCAACTGATCGATTGTTTGCAGCTGCTCTACTTCGTCACTTAGAGGCATGACGAGTCCTGAAGCGGTAGACAAGATTCCAGTCAGCTTTAAAGCCGTGCTTTGTCAAGAGTTTGGCTACTGAGCCGGAGCTGTATTGCTCGTCAAAGATAATGTCAGTCCACTCTTTGCGGTTTGACTGTTTTTTGAGCCAAACCTCAAGCTCGTCAAGCCTGTTGATTTTCGGACTTATTTCGTCGCGTAAAGCCATTGATGTGATCCTCCAGGTGGTTGTCTAACTTGTTTTCCACCCTAGTGAGTATTCGGCGCACGTATGCGTGATCGTCGGCGTTTTCTCGTCGGGCTCGCTCGACCAAAGCGGCCGGTACGCCAGCGACGATGAGCGCAACGGCAGAGATGAGGGCGACGGTGATTTCAGTTTGCATGGGTGTCTAGCCAGCGCTGCACCCTGGGCGGTATTGATTCTGCCTTGAAATAGCGGATGTGCCAAGGTTCGGCACCTGATCTGAATTCCCAGCTGAATCCAAAGGTCAAACAGTTGGCTTCCATCCATTGCAAACGCTCGCCTGAGGCCTCTGACACATCAACGGCAAGGCCCAGGTTGTGTGTGCTTGTGCCTGGCACGGCCATAGGTGCCAGCCCAGGCTTCAGATACCAGCGTTGGCCTTTCCATGTGCGTATTGATGTGCTGTTGGCGATTGGCGCGGTTGTGTATCGAGCGAGAAAGCCGCGTTGTTGTGTCGCTAGGTCGCGGTATGTGTCGCCATGACTAGTTGGTTTGAATGGTCTGATGCCATCAGCGTGCGCTTGGCGTCGCATTGCTTCCCACGCTTGTGCAGCGAGCCAGTGCAGCCGGCCGTAGGGCCGTATTGAGCGCAATAGGTAGGCGGGGATTTCGCCTGGTGTCACATTGGCCAGGTCGGCTGGTAGGCGCACCGGCCTGACTTCACGGCTCACTTGCGGCCGTATCTCGCGTCTTTAGTGTTTGCCCAAGCGTAAATCAGCGGCAGTACCGCCGCGAGCCCGGCTTTTAGCGCGCCTTCGATGTCGTAGCCGCTTGTGATAAGCACGGCGACGGAGCCAGCGACGAATCCTTTGACCCAGTCCTCTAACACGTGCTGCCACTTCATTAGCCAACCAATGCCTTGATTTCGGCTTCGGTCAAACCGAGCGCAGCAAGTTTTGCACGTGCTGAAATAACTGCAGCAGCTTTAGCAGCGACGACTTTGGCTTCGGCTTCGGCTTCGGCCGCTTGTGCATCAAAACGTGCAGCTTCCTCAGGCGTTGCGTCTCTAACCGTGTGATCAATTTGCACTTTGTAAGTCATGTGTCAGTCCTAACTATTTTGCAATCCATAAACGCGGATAGTGCCGCCTGTCCATGTACCTGTATTGGCGGTAAAAGTAAAAGCGGTATAGGCGGTACTGTCATTCAAAAATCCGCCGCCTTGCTGCGATTCGCCATCCGTTGTCATTTGCACGAAATCAAATCTGATTGCAGTACGTCTAGCGGCATTTGGGCCATCTAAAAATATTTGTGAGTGCAATCCGTTTGCGGCACCAGAACCAACAGTCCAATACGCAGCGTTATTGAGATTTTCTGCTGTTGCGGCAGCACTGGCAAATGTGTTGTAAGTTGATCCAGCGTAATAACCGGTGCTGGTTGCGCCTAATGTCATTCTAAGTCTGTTGGTTGTTGACGCTGTGCCACCAGTGACGGTTATTAGATAACGGTCGTAAGTGCTGCTGAAAGCGTTTGAAACCGTGACCGACGAAACTGCGCTTCCAATGGTGGTAGCACTAATAAACGTCAAACCGCTAGATGGTGCCGTCCCCCAAGTCACCCATGAGGAACCGTTGTAGGTCTGAAATCCTGTGCCTTCGATGTAACACATCTGGCCTTCGGCCAAGGTTTTTTCGCCTGTGCCACCAAAAGCCGCGTCGCGCGTGACCGTGCTGGCAAATACTGGTACGCCGGTCCGCGCCGACTGATTCATCTGATCGGCGGTCAATACCTGACTGGCCGTAAATGTTGGAACGGTTGTCTGCGCGTTAGCACCCATGAGGTTTCCTATCCTAATACGTTGTTGGCATCAAGTAGGCCGTAAGTGGCGTCATCAAGTATCAGCTGATAAACGATTGTCGTCGGGCTGGTGTAGTAGGTGATGCGATGGCCTCGGTTGACGTCAATTACGCCTTGGATGCCTTCGACAGCCAATTCCTCGGTCAACGGCGTGCCCAGACCAGGAATTGTCTTTTCGATGCTGATGGTGTCACCAATGTCAATGGTGGTTGCGTCGTCGCGTTGCGTTGATGTAAGCAAACCGAACCAGGTGGTGACGCTGGTGTACCGGGGTGCTGGATCGGGTTCAAGCAGGTAGGCGGCCAGTGCATCGATTTCGCCTTGTATGTGCAGCAGGCTGTTAGTGATGCTGGTGCCCTGGATGAAGTATTTGGCGATGCTGCCTGCATCGGTGTCGGTGGCTTCCTTGCCATCCAATGCACCAACATAGGCGCGATTTACTACGTTGTCGGCATCAAACTCAACGTCAAGCGCCTCGTATTTGGCGCCCACGCCATCATCAGCAAAAGACAGCACCGGACTGCTGAGCGTGTTGCCAATGCGCTGTTGGAACGTGATAGTGCCATCACGCGCTACGAATAGGCGCCCTTGCTCGGCGTCGTTGATTTGCGTCAAATAAGCCAGCGTGTTGGTGCCTTGGGGCACTGTGTAGGCGCTGTCATGGCCCAGATTGACCGTGCCTGTTGCAATGCTGGTTGTGCCTGTGTAGTCAACTTCAGGCAAGGCAAGCACGCTGGTGATGCGTTGGCCTGATGTTTGTGCCGTGACGTTGTATTCATCAAGCTGGGTTTGCGCAAGTTTGTAAAACTCGTCCGCGCATTGCACGTTGACGGTGTTGTAACCAGCCAGGGCGAATTCGTAGGTGTAGCCGGTGACGATGCCTGTGAACAGGTATTCGCCATCGCGGCTGAGGCGCACTGATCGCATTGGCGCCAAGCCAGGCTCATTGTTGGCTGGGTCGTAGTAGGGGCTGCTGGTGTCGTATGGGCCGAGAATGCCTGTTTCGTCGCGCATTGAAAATGTCATGACGCCTGCACCGAATTGGTAGTCGGATTTGCGTCGACCGCGCGAGTAGGCGATTGACGTTGCGTACTCAGTTATGTCGGCGTATGTGGTTTGTGGGCCGAGCGTGCCTACGTTGAGCTGGCTGCTGTCAAGCCTGAAGCTGCTGTAATCGAAGCCGGTATCGAGCTCCAGCAGGTAATCGCCTGACTGTACGACTGTTGAGGCCATTATGCGATTTGCAGTTGTAACGGCCCACTGCGCCGGTTGTAATCCGTGAGAGCATCAACGATTGCGTCGCCCAAGCTGGCTTCAGCGATGGCTGCGTTGACGATGACGGTGATGCCGCCAGTGTCGCTGAGCAGTGTCTGTTCGCCCAGGCTGCCGCCGATGCCGCCGCCGCCACCACCAAAGAATCCTTCCTCGATTGGCAGGATGCCGACCATGCCTCGACCGAGGCCGCCACCGCCGACCGTGCCACCACCGCCGCCGCCGCCACCTGAGGGCGCAGGCAGCTCTACGGCTGGCGCAGGCACCACAGGCATCACAGGGGCCGCAAATCGCCTCTCAATGAGGTCTGGGCCGCTTGTGCCGCCGGGTGTGGCTGTTGCGCCACCAGCGCCGCCTACGTTGAAACGCGGCAGATTGATTTCACCAATCGGGCCGATGTTGACACCTGGCAGCAGGTTCAGGCCTTTGATAATTAGGTTCACCATGTCGACGTAACGGTTGGCAATGTTTTCAAAGATGCCAATGATGAAATTGCCCATCGTCATAAAGGCGTTTTTGACACTGCCTGTTTTCTCGACCAGCACCATGAAGCCTGCGACAAGAGCTGCAACAGCGACGACAACCAGCCCGACCGGGTTGGCTGCCATGACCGCGTTGAGCACAATCTGGCTGGCCGTAATGATCTTGACTGCCGTATTGAGCACCAGAATGGCGCTAGCCAGGGCGCCGACCGCGAGCATCACTTTTACGATTGTGTCACTGTTGTTTTGTGCGTACTCAGCGAACCGTTGCAAGTAGGGCAGCAATCGTTCAAGGATTGGCAAAAATGCGGCGCCGATTGATTCTTTGGTTTCACCAATGGTCAACGACAGGCGTTTCATGCGGCCCTCGGCACTGTTTGCGGCCACTACGGCTGCGCCACCAACCGTTGCATTGAGCGCCTGCATAATCTCATCGAGCGAAGCTCCGTCTTTGATTAAGCCGCGCACGCTGGGCACGAGGTTGCCTAGGGCTTTGGTGTTGCCTGCGTAGGCCTTTGCTACAGCGTCAGTGACGGCGCTGAGCTCGGTGCCGGTAGCGGCCGAAATGTCAAGCGAGGCATTGAGCAGCTCTTGGCTGTATTGCAAATCGCCTGTGGTTTGCACCAGCGTCGCTAGGGCTGGCCTCAAAACATCATCCGCGACCGCCGCGCTCATCATGGTTGCCTCGACGTAGGCCTCTGCAGCTCGCACGTTGGCTTCGCCAGCCAGCGTGTTCTTTTCAATGGCTAGGGCCAGCAGCTCTTGGGCTTTGGCATCCTCAATGGCGGCTTTGGTGGCGTCACCGATTACGACAGCCAGGCCGCCGATAGCGGCTGCGGCCGGTAGCGCAGCCTTGCTGAGAGCGAACTGAGCTTTAGCGCCAGCGCCCTCAAGCTGTTTGAATTCGGCAACGGCTTTGCTAATGCCTTTGCCATCAAACTCAGAAATAATTGGGATTGTTACGGCCATTAGCGCACCAGTCTACGATTCGTCTCATCGGTGATTTTGTCGACCAGTTGCGCAAGGTTTTCGTTGACTGCATCAGCGTTGCGTTGGTAAGTTGGCCACATCAAGCGTGATGCGCGGCCGTAAAGCTGATCGAGTGCTGTGGCTAGCCGGTTGGCCGATTTGCGACCTGCCATGTCAAAGATTGTGCCTGCTGGGCTTTTCATCGTGACGCTGAAAACAGCCAGGCTGTTGCCTCGACGCCTGTTGCTGAATCGCGCGATGATGGATTTGCTGACTGCTTGCTGATCCCAGGGAAAAATGCGGCCTTGTTTCCATGACCGGGCAAAACCTGACAGCGGCCTGGCGACGATTTGGGTGCGTGCGTCTTTTACGATTGGGTCAACGATTTGCTTGAAGTCGCGTTTGATTTCTTTGGCAAGGTCAGGCTCAAGCTTTTGCAAGTCGCGCATGGCTTCTTTGACGCCAACGACGGTGACGGATGTGTTAGCGGCCACGGCGTTTCTCCTGTTGCTTTTTAGCCAGCAGCAGCACGGTAGCCAAATCCTCTACATCAAACTCGATGCCGTTGGGCCAGTAGCCGGTAGCCAACAGCAGCTCAGCTAACTGGCGTCTGATGCTGCCGCTGCCGTAGGGTTTGCGCCGGCGACCTCCACGACGCTGAAATCATCCACCGATTGCAGCCAGGCGTCATAGTCGCGGCCTTCACGCTTCTCAGCGTGTAGCACGTGCCAAGCCATGAACATGAGGTCATCAATACCGATGCCGCCTTGGAGATCGGATGCGCGGCGCTTGAATTTGCGTTCCCACGCTGCGGCAGTTGCGATGGTCGTGGTGACCGTCTCGCTGACTGGTTGTCCTGCCGGTGTCTTGAACGACACCTGGATTGTCAATTTCATGCCGTTGTGTCTTCGACGAGCGTGCCACCAGTAATGGTGATTTCCACTTCCGACAATTCGCCAAGCGAGGCGTTGACCACGTCAAGCGACTCAAGGTAGCCGCCAGTGATTTGGAACTCTGGGTTGGTTGTCGTAATGCCGCCGCTGGTCGGCTTGACCGCGACGTAGACGTTGGTGCCGACGAGGCTGGTGAGGTCAACGTATGTGCCAGGCGTCGAGCTGTATTCCATCAACAGCGTGGCCGTGACGGTGACGTTGGTGAGACCGCCGACGTAGTTGCGAGCCGATGAGCCGAAACTGGAAGCATCGAGGGCTTCGCGCGCCTTGGTGA